TTATTGTATTGCCAATGACTTACATAAACAAAGTAATCAACTGAATCTACAAATTTACGATCTTTCATATATTGAACATTAGGTTGATCGTAACTTAAATGTTGCCAAATAATATTAACTTTATCTTTTTGTATTAATGATGGGTGACAAATAGAACCAATTAAATTGATATTGTCTACAATCCCTTCCGGTAATTGTGCAATTAATTGTTCTTTTAATATCTCTGTTCCACCTTTTGGATTCATTTTATTTCTATGTTTCTATTAATGAATAACGCATCCATTTCTATTAAGCAATCCCTATCATATTTTAAATCAAATATATCAATAAATTCAAAGTCTAAAGTATGTAAATAATGTAACATTTCTGAAAATCTTGGTGTTCCTTTTGTATATTGAACTGTTTGTAATTCTAAAAGTAAAAATTTAGTATTAAGTATAATTGGAATAGCACCTTGTATAATATCTTTTTCTGCACCCTGTACATCCATTTTAATCAAATCAAATCCCTCATTAGATCCTAATAATTTAGGTAAAGTAATTGATTTTCTTTTTTCTGGTTCAAATTTATATTCTGTGTTTTCTTGATAAATTCCATTACCTGTTGGAACACCATCTAAACATTTATAATAATTTACTTCTTCATCATCTTCTTTACCTAATACTGCTATTTTATATTTACCAATAGATTTTAATAATTCTTCTTTTTCAGTATTAGCTTCAATCATTAATACATCGGCTTCAGGATAAAACTCTTTAAATGTTTTAGTCCAATTGCCTTCGTAAGCACCAATATCTAAAACTTTTTTAAAATCGATATTTACTTTTTTATAATATTCTATTCTTTTTTTATGATTATCCATCTTCTCTACACCAATATTATTACTTGGTAATACTGTTTAAGTCAATAGGTGGAACTGTAATATATACATCTCTTTGAATATCATCAGGATGAACAGTTGTATCTGCTTTAGCTTCAGCTTCATCTTTATAGATATAACCAGTCTTTTTATTAGTAAAGATAGTCTCTGCCGTACATTTAATTTTTATTTCTTCCATTATTTACTTACTGCGCTTCTATTTACTTCCATAATAGCTAATGTTCCACTTATATTAGAAGTAGAACTTGCACTTAATAATATAGCATCATTTTCTTGTAATACAATAGGTCCCGAAGCTAGATTACAATAAGTCGGCCCTACAATAGATGCATAAGATACAACATAAGTTGTATTGGCTGTTGAGCTATAAACTAATACTTGAACTATATTATTACCTGTAGAATTAGCTATTTGTATGTTTTGAATGATTGCACGAGCAGTAGCATTACAAGTATATACAGTTGTATTAGCTGTAGTTGTTGGTAAGTAAAATGCGTTTTTATATACGTTTGCCATATTAGTTTTTAACTAGTATTCCTTGTAAAATTTGTGCGCAACTATGTGTACCAGTGTTAACACTATATAACCATTGTATATCTGTTTTTTGCGTATAAGCAAAAGGTAAAGGTCTTGTTACACTATAATTCAATTGCCAGGTAGTTTGCAATACTACTAATGTTCTAGGATAAGTTAAATTGTTATCTGTAGAAGAAACTGAAAAATTAACATATCCAGATGCAGCGTCTCCTTGATATTGGTCAATTCTTATTAAATAAAAAGTATAGCCATTAGGAACGGTATAAAGCGATGCTTGGTTTTTACCAATACCAGGATTTATTTGACAATAAACAGTAGAACCAACTTTTGCAGTAATAGTTCCAACATTTGTTTTTTGTCCTGTTCCAGGAACAGCTAATACCATATTATTAATTCTTAAATAAGAATTTGAAGTTGTGACATTAGATGTACCATTTAAATTTTTAACTTCAGAAATAACATTATAATTTGAATCTAAACCATTAATTAATACAGCTGCTTGTGTATTATCGGTTGTTGAATTACTAACTAAAGTCATTGTGGTTGCAGATGCAGGATATACATATTGAGAGGTACCTGTTAATTCCCATAGAATAGATTGCCCACCCATTGAACTAGATGTTCCAAGATTTGCAGTAAAAGCAAATATATTAACTGAACTAGATCCTGGCACCAAGCCTTGAGCGACTTGGAAAAAATAATCTTCATTTGCTATATAACTTACATTGACATTATTACAAGACATTAGCAGCTTCCTTGATTTATAAAAAACCACGCTTCCGCTTCGTTAATATCTTGTACTTCTTGCGTGAAGTTGGAATTCAATTGTTGAATAATTTGCTCTAATGTTCTTATAATTTGATTGATCTGTTCAGCACTGTATTGTGGTGTAGCGTTAGCTAATCTTGGTTGTGGTATCTTACTCATTATTAACCTCTTCTTCCATCAGGTTGAATTTCCATAGATAAAGTTCCATAACGCCATTGTGTATTTAAATCAGAACTTAACATTTTAACAGCAACTAATCTACCTCTCGCACGCATATCGACTTTAGTTGTTGTTGAATAAACTACCACGCTTGACGAAACGTATTGCGTAGATTGCGGGTAAGTTTTAACATCTACTTGAAAGTTTAATCCACCCTGTAAATTTTTTACATCAGGCATATATTTTTTAACAAACATAAAATCATCACCATCTGTTATAGCCATATCCGCAGATTGAATATAAGCTGTCATAGCATTGTTTCCTGCGTTTAATCCATTTTCTTGGAACCAAACTGTTGATACTCCAGATAATGCTGTATTCAATCCATATACAGTTGGAGATGCATTACTTACACTAGTTGGTAAATATTGTGTTGCTAATGGATAATCAAAGATATCTTTATCAGCCCATGTAGTTCTTGCTAAAGAACCAATTGTCCAAACATTTTCTCTATAGTTATAAGTTACTACACTATCAATATAATTAGAATTAGTAGATGGATAGAACCAACTTACTTCTGCAAATTTAGAATTAGATCCTGCAAATATAACATTTGATCCAGCAGATAAATTAATATTATTAAATACATAATCTTGTACTGAACAAGATATCTGACTAACTACCCCGTCAAATTTATAAAAGGCATTTGTAGACATCCAGAATACAACGTTCTGCGCTTCTATTCCACAATGAGGAGATATTGCACCACAATTAGAACCTACTTGGTTAAAACCAAATGTATAAGGTGGTCCTACATATTGCATAGAATGTGCAGAAACGTTTGTTATAATTAAAATATTACCTCTTGTTGGTACAGCCGTTATAATACTATTACCATGTGATAATCTTTGGAAACCTGCAGTATTAACTGAAGTTGGAATATAATCTGTAACTGATTCTTGAGATGAGAATAATACAGTCATTGGATCAAATGTAGTTGTAGTTCCTGGTGTTGTTTCTGTTCCAAAATAAACAACGCTTCTATTAATAGCATCAACAGTCATATAGTTAGAACGAGTAGGTGCTTGAGTAATTAATGTAGCAACCGTTGAACTAGGTGATGCTAAAAAATTAGATGTATTTAAATAATAAGTTTTACCACCAATAATTGTTGCAATTAAATCTTGTCCAAAATTATCTAGTTTCCATATTCTAGTATCTTGTGTTTTAACTCCTGTTGTTCTAGGAGTATCCCAAGTTAAAGCACCCCATGTCATAGCTGACCAACCATTACCTATTACCGTCATAGGTGTTCCAACATTTATTTGATAAGCTGCAGCTGATGCAGATCCTGATGTTGTTACAGTTCCAGGTGCACCTAATCCATCTAAACTAATAGTATAATTATTAGCACTTGATACTGATTGAACTTGGAATTGAGAAGCCATTGAAGTGTTATTAACAGCAGTATTAGAAACACTTACTCCAGTTACTCCTGAAAAAGTAACAAAGTCTCCAGCTGTACAATTAGAGCCTGTGGATAAAACATTAACAATTGTTGTTCCAGATGTCATTGTAAATACAGCAGGAACAGTAGTTGATAATGGGGTTACATCATAAAAGTAGTTATTATAAAGAACGTAAAGTTTATTATTAGTTCCTAATGCACATAATGAAGTTCCATCATTAGCTGTATAAGTATGAATATCTGTTGGATTACCAATAAGATTATAATTAGATGCAGATTGCCATCCACCTATCTTTTCAGGCACTCCATATCTAAATCTGACGTTATCTCCGTCAACCCATCCACCAGTAGCACCATAAGCTGTATCTTGCTTATTGATACCAGGTTTTGGAAATTGTAATTTGGTAATTGGCATAAGTTCTTATTATACCACCAAATTTGTTGATTTATACTATTTTTTAGTAAAAGGTGGTAATCCTAATAGTGGTCTTTTATCATATAAATTGGAATCTGCAAACTGTCCATTTACATGGTTATAATGCAAGAAAACCTGAGCACAAATATTACCTGTAAATTCTTCTCTCCAATGCTCTAATTCACAACCAGAATATACTAACATATCACCAGGTTCTAGATCCACTCTTATGCCTTTAGGAGCATCTGGTTTCATTATATTCTTAT